GGAAGCAATTCGCTTCATGCTGCGCTGCCTCGTGGGTGATTCGGATCGCCCACTGTCTGCTTTGCTCCTTTCGGCACAGGATGCAGGTCCCGCAGGGGACCTGTATTTTTGTCCAGTGATGGCCGTCCCGTGGCGGCTTGAAAGAAAGCGGCCCACCTAGGGTGGGCCGCCATGCCTGTATTGCTTCCGCACAGGCCATTAGAGCCGAAATCCGCCTCGCATCACGTGCGAGGGGCTGTTAACCGCTCTCGTCCGCTTGTAGGCTTTCTGAAAGCCCCTCGCGTGGCGTTTTCCGCTTACCTTCCGTCGACGCATGTCGCTTCTCCTCGTTTTCGAGCCTGACCATCTTTTACTTGATTAAGATGGTCTGACTGACACCAATTGTCAGTCTTGTATTTTTATACAGTGGTTTTGGCCCGGATTGCATCCTCCAAATCCCGCTGTAATCGTCGCTCGTGGTTCAACCTTGCCTTCAGTCTCTGTCTGTCAAAAGTGATTGCGCACTTGCTCAGTGAGTTCGTCAAGTGCTGGGTCCGCCCCATTGACGCGGCCAGCAGTTTCCGGTACCGGGCCAGATCGTGGTCCGGTGGGTTCCCGTCCAATCGGAATGCGTCCCTGATTTGTTGGATCGAGGCCGCTGTTACCCGGCTTAGGTCTGATGAGGCTTGAGGCTTCGCTGATGAAGTCCATTTTGGGGACGAGGGTTCCGTCTTCTTGGACTTCCCCGAGCTTGTAGATTTCGTAGTGGTGCGGTGCTTGGCTGATGGCATGTTTGTTATCCGGGTTGTTGATGGCTTCTGATATGGAGGCCAGTACTACTTTGTCGTTCGGTGCAACGAACGGTTGCATCAGGTGGTCCAGTAGCCGGTCCCGTATCGCGTAGATTCCGAATGTGTTCATTCGCTTTTCTCCTTAGGTGTTTCTTTCGGTGCCGGCGTGAGTATCTTCTTCACGTCTTCCACCGTCAACCCCATGAGTTCTTCTGTGGGCTTGCCCCGGAGTTGCGGCGGCAGCGCTTGCCTTAGCTTCTCCATTTCCCTCCCCTTTTCGATAAACCCTCTCAGGTCTGTCGGTAGGGTTGTGAAGTCGCCATAGATTGGCTTGCCTGCAGCGCCCGGCGCCGTGCCGGTTTTGCCCAGCATTTTTATGATGATGTTGATATCAGCATCCTTCGCCTGACTCTGATCACACAGGGTCGGCGTTGTGTCTCGCGTGATCGCGAGTTCCTTGTTTTTTCGCCAGTTGCTCATCGTTGCATCCTCAGAATGACGTTGATAATTGACTCCAGGAATTTCGATCCGCTTTTTGACCCCACCTCGCCCAGCGAGTCGAGGGTCTTGGCGTCCCATTCCAGTATTCGCCCCGTTTGGGTCGCACTGTTGGTTTGCGCCTTCATCATTGCGGTTCGTGTTTGCGTAGCTTCCGCGATCAGCGGAAGCATTGCCCGCACCTGCTTTGCCTGTTCGTCCGTGAGATGGAATCGACTGATCACTAGCTCGATTTCCTTCTTCGTCCGTTCCAAGTTGTAATGCCTTTCTCTTTCTGCCCATGATGCCTCGGTTGCGGATGTTTTCGCTTCTTCAACTGTCTTGGTAGCTTGTGCCTGTTTGAGCAGTGTGTCCGCTCTTACGTTTTCCAGCTGTATAGTTTGGGCAGCTTTCGCACCTGCACTGCTGATACCTTTTGCGAATGAGTCCACGGGTTCGACCCGTGCCGCAGTGTTCTGCGGTGAACTCGCTCCGCCTTGGCTGTACGCCAGCATCGGGTTCAGTCCCGCTGCCTGCAGGTCCGTCACTGCTCTCTGGTAGCTGGTATTCGACATTCGCTCTTGCCATTCTCGGTTCTCCCGATTCAGCATGATGTTTGTCCGGTTGGCTGACCGCTGGGCGCTGTTTCCAAACAGGCCGCCCAGCAAGTCACCACCGATGGAGGCTAATGCTTGCCACATCGGTATTCCCCTTAGAAGTGATCGATCAGGCCGGGCACCCCGTAGGTTGGCATCAGTCTTGCGACGTTTGCCTCGTGCAGGATGTCCATGATGATCTGCGCACTCCACTGTGCGCTCGGTGCTGTTGCGAGTGATCGCGCCAGCGTTTCCTGCGTTTTGTCGGTGATGAATGCGGCATTGAGTGCCGGCTCACTCCCGAATTCCTCAGCGTAGTGCCACCAATCCAACGGTTGTGCGGCCGTGCTCCTGAGTACTCCTGTGATCTCGTTCGGCGTGTAGCGCAGTTCCGCATAGCGTTCCTGATAGCCCCACGTTGCGTTGCCCGGGACGTTGCTCGCGGGCTGGAAGATTTCCTGCGTCGCGACCGCCTGTTCCCCGAGGTGTGAGAACACCGGGAAGTAGTAGTCCAGGCGGGTCTGCCGTCGCCAGTGGCGGCGCGTTCCCTGCTGGTAGGTCGGTGTTGCTCTCACGCACGCGAGTCCGATGATGTAGCCATGTTCAGTAGCTGCGTAGGTGAATGAGCGCTTGCTTCCGCTCGCGTGCATTTCTGCGCCGAGGTTTCCGATGGGGCTTGCCGTCGCGTCCGGTTCCGCCGTGTAGTCGGCGGTCTGTGCGATCGGGTTTACCGTGATTGGGATTTTTGAGCCGCCCAGATATTCAGGCCGTTGCATGCGGTAGTCGGGTGACCGCACTCCGAAGTGGCTCATCAGCTGTTCCACGTAGCGCGACCCGCCTCTTGCGTCCCGCTCCAACAGTTTCTGTGTCTGGAATGCCAGGCGGATCTGATTGATCGTCGCCGCCGTCGCGGCGCTCAGGTCGGCCGTTCCCGTGAGGTTCGGGTCATTCCAGTCTGCTGTGTCCGGCGTTCCGTCGCCGATGCCTGCGCTCAGTGTTCCGGTTCCGCTTGCCGTCAGGATCGCTCCGGTGATGCCGCTGTAATCGAACGTCGGCGCGCCTGCGCCGGTGATCGTCACCGGTGCGCTGGTGCCGAGCGGCAGTTCCACCGCGTCGCCTTTCTGCGGCCACGGGAGTGAGCTTGTGAAGTAGTCGTGCCGTTTGTTCGCGCGCAGGCAGGTTTGTTCCCACGAGACGGTGTTCTGCTGGATTTGCCAATTGTTCGCGTTCGTCCAGGTATCGCTCCAGATGTACGGGTCCTGCAGGTTTTGGTCGCGGAACCATTCGTTCCAGATCGTCATATATCCCCAGATGGGGAGCACGTTGAAGCGTGCGATTGTTCCTGTGTAGGTTTGTGCCGGCAGTCCGAAGTGATCGAGGACGCCGTTTTCTCGTACCCCCGTCGTTCCGCCGCCGCCGTAGATCGGCGTGACGGTCGGTATCACCAGTTCGTCGTTCGTGCCTGTGATGAAGTCTTCCCAATCGGGCCACACGATTCGGTTTGGCACGAAGAAATAGAACGTTTCGAGGTCGATGTCATCGACCGCCGGCGCGATCGGTGTCGCGAGTCGCGCCATGATCGACTCTTTGTGCTGCCAAGTGTCACCTGGCAGCACTTCTTCGCAGTAGATCGGTACGAGATCGCTCGCGTTGAAGGCTTGCTTTCGCGTTTGTCGCATCGGGAATTTGCTCCGCGGAATGTCTGACCGCGGCACCATTGCAAAGTTCTTCTGTCTTGCTGTCTTGTTCCTGAACATGTCTTGTTCCTTTTCGACTTGATGTTTTCGTCTTAGACGGTCTTAGTTCTCAATTGTGCGTGCGCGTGCGCGTTACGTGCGCGTGCGTGCATTTTCTCTGTGTCCGTCTTTGGTCTGTGTTTCATTCGTTGTCGTTTGATTTCCTCTAGTTTCGCTTCGTCCTCCTTCTTAAGTTTTAAGTCGTAGTATTTCGGGGGCTTCCCTGGTGATCCGTTCATGACCACATGATCGTGGTCGTACGTGTAGCGGTGCCATTGGTCGTACCAGTCCGATGCGATCCCTTTTCCATGTTTGCCGCCTCGGCTCATAAATGCCCGAGGCTGTTCTAGGCGAATCAGTTCGCCGGTCTCTTCGTCAATTTTGACGTACTGCTGTTTGCTGGTTAGTTTCTTGTGTATGTAGCTAGCCGTGTAGCTAGCTGTTCCGAAGTTCAGCACGCCGACGCTTACGTGTCCGTTTTGCCACGTGTCGATGAGTTGTTGTGTCGTCCATAGGGGCTTATCCCCCTCCCGGATGAAAATCCGGTTTTGCGTGAAGTCGTGCCCGAAGAGGCACGCGTGATAATGCGGCCGTAGGCTTTTGTCGCCGTACTCGCCGACCGCGTAATATCTGAACTTCCCTATTTCCTTGCGCAATCTCTTCCAGAAGAGTTGCAAGTCCCTGTATCGCAGTCCGCCGTCGTCCGGCAGGTGGTCGTCGTCGTATGTCAGCGTCAGGAAGCAATTCGCTTCATGCTGCGCTGCCTCGTGGGTGATTCGGATCGCCCACTGTCTGCTTTGCTCCTTTCGGCACAGGATGCAGGTCCCGCAGGGGACCTGTATTTTTGTCCAGTGATG